TAGATCTCGGGAGGAGAATTTTTTTCGGGGATTGTGAGCCAAAAACCAGGCGCACGGGCGCAACACACGAGGCCATACATAAGATACTTAAGGGGGCAATGACCAACTTCTCCTACTTTAGTACGATTATTTCTTTTGAGGGGAACAACGCAGAGATCCACTATAGAAAAAAACTTCTTCCCGCCTTTGATGAATATCCGATGTGTCTGAAGCCAATGTGGGAGGGAAACCGCAGACCAAAGATTCTCAGGTTGGATGCACCGCCCAATGTATACCACTCAAGGGGGCTCAAGAGCGCTATAACTTTTTCGGATTCCGGCGGCACCTTCAAAAATGAGGGGGACCGCCTGAATGGGATACTAAACGACGAACAAGGGAAAAGTTCGGCCATGACTGCAGACATCTTTGAGAGGTGGCATGTAAACAAATATACCATGAGCACCGGGATGGGCGCCAATATTCTCAGGGGGGTATACGTAAAGAACCCATCTACCGTAGAGCAGATGGAAGACGAGTCTGTTCCCTATAAGAAGATGTGTGATCTCTCAGATTTCTATGTGCGGGTTCCCGCCAAAGGACAGACCATAGAGGGTTTTGCAAGGATATTTCTTCCGGCCTACCTGAGACTCGAGGGTTATATAGATCGTTTCGGAAAGTCGGTAATAGCCCGTCCTACGGAGCGACAAATGAGACTTTCCCCTATAGCAACCTTTGCGATGAGTGGAAAGGGTGCAAAAGAGGTCTTACAAGAGGAAAGGGACGCTCTACTCTTAGCAAATACACCAGAAGCCCTTGAACTATATCGCAGCATACGGCGTAAGTCTCCATTTAATTGGTCAGAATGTTGGTTGGGCGCTGCTGGGAATATAGGATTTAATCTTGAAATAATAGACAGGCGCCTCAGTGAGATTGGGAAACTGAGATCATTTAATAAACCTCCTTATTTGGTTGGAGACTTTTATAGGGAAGACCCGGGCAACGCACACAGCAAGGTCTTGTGGAGAAACACCGTAGAGGGCAGATGGGAAATGTCTATTAAAATTCCTGACAAACTTACAAACCAGATGACCCGGACCAATTACTTTGATCCTATCAAGGGACAATGGATGCCGTCATGGGCGCCCGTGCACGGAGAGCGGTTTACCTGTGGGGCGGACCCATTCAGAGCAATCAAGAAGGCAGAGGCCAAGGATATTGGCAAGTTGGTAGGAAATTCGAGCAACTCACGGCAGTCGGACGGGGGGATATGCGTTTATTGGGAATATGATCACAAGATAGATGGGGGCAAGCCTAGGGTGGATTGGGATAGTGACAGGGTGGTTTGTGTGTATCGCACACGCCCGGCAACACAAGAAGCTTACTTTGAGGACGTTATCATGACTTTCCAATATTTTGGGGCTATGTGTTATCCTGAATATAATGTTGATAGAATCGTTGGTTATATTATAGATAGAGGATATAATTCGTTTTTTTTACATGATATTGATATTTTAACAGGAAAATTTAATCCTATGCCCGGAAGATACACTTCTACCGATACATGGGCAGACGCCTTCTCATTAGTCAAGGATCATGTGGAATTCAGGGGCCACGCAGAGTGCCACGATAAATTACTTAACGAGATAAAGGCCGTTAGGGGGCCGGAGTCTATGACACATCTGGACCTATTAGCTGCATTTTGTATGGCGAAGTTTGGAAGCAAGTCCCGGCACAGGGAGATAATCTCGGGCACCAATGCACCGCAGAGCATAGATGTCTCCAAGATTGGAATCTTTAAAAAGAGAAAGTTTTAAAAATGACTAACTTTGTGGAAAATTAAAAAGAATGATTCCTGTCTTAGACCAATACAAGACGGGAGGCACCGCCTTCCCCAATAAAGACATAGACCCTAAAGCTAAAGAGAATCCTAAATATTACAAGGAGAATGCTGCCGCGGTATATTCTCTATATTGCCAATCACAAACATCCTGGGCGATGAATGATATTTCTCGGTTTAATGAGAATAGGTTATATTCCAGGGGTGAGCAGGACGTAGCTCAATATCAGTCATGGCTAACCGAGGATACGCGGACCACTTCTGATGAATCTATTTCCATAGAGTCATGGGACGATGTTCCACTAAGTCGAGTTCAAAAACGCCAGGGATGGTTAAATATTAATTGGAAAAACCTTTCTCCCGCGCCAGCAATAATGAATGCTCTGCACGGGCATCTTGACAAACTCGATTTTGATGTCTATGTTGATACTATAGATGCAGATTCCAAGGGCCTTGCTGAGAACGAGAAGTATCGGAAGATGGTGGAGGCTAAGTTCTCAGATTGGCAGATGGAGTATAAACGCAAGGCAGGCATCCCGGTAGACGAGCAAATGTTATATCCGGCCACACAGGAAGAGTTTGAGATGTTTGAGGCGGAGGATGGTTTTAAGCTATCCGTTGCTGTTACAATGCAGAAACTCCTACGCCACTCATTCGAGATCAGCCGGTGGGATAATGTTGTAAGAAAGAAGGTAGTTGATGATTTGATATGCCTTGGGTATGCTGCGGTTAAGGATTATTTTGATGTCTCAGAACAAAAATGGAAGGTTAAGTATCTTGATCCCGCCTATTTGGTAATTCAATATTCCAATGAGTTTGATTATCATGATGCCGACTATGCAGGGTATCTTACTTATTGGACCATATCTAATCTTCGCAACAAGCTACCTAACTGCACAGAGAACGAGCTTAAGGAAATGGCCTATTCGTCATACGGGAAATACGGGAATCCCTCTACGCAATGGGACACTAAATGGAGCGTACTTGATCCAACCACACAAACATATAAGGCACTCAATGGATTCAGGGTTCCTGTGTTTGAAGCCTCATGGATGGATTTTGATTCAGAGAAGCGTCTTTATTATCATAATCGTCATGGCAGGGATCTCGTCATTGATCTTGGGTATAACGGCAAGGTTCGCCCGATAAGCGAGGAGTCTAAGAAGATGGGTGCTACACACGAAGTCAAGAAGATAGGCATGCGAGTTCCCAGGGAGTGTTATTTGGTAGTAGGGACAGACTATGTATTTGATTGGGGCAAGATACGCATGGCAGACCGCAAGAGTTTAGTAGAGCCCAAGCTTCCATTCCATGTAGAGCAATTACTTCAGCCCCCCGTTATAGAAATTCTTAAGCCTATTCTTGATGAAATAGTTCAGTTGTATCTCCGCTATCAGAACTCGATAGCCATGATGATAGAGCGGGGCTATGCTATTAATACCTCTATGCTCGCCAATGTAAACTATGGCGGAGATATTATGTCCATCCCCGATATAATCAAGATGTGGCAACAGACGGGGCGCATGCTCTTCTCTTATGTTAATGCCAGTGGTGTCCAGGGTATGTATGGGGGTGGTTCGGCATTGCCGGTAGTTCCGATAGAGGGGGGACTCGGCAAGAGGGTAGATGAAACAATCCAAGCGATGGAATTCGCCTTTAGGAAGGTGGAGATGTTCAGCGGGATTAATCTTTTGGCGCTCGGCATGACACCCAAGCCCAACGTGCCCACGGGCACCACACAGGAGGCTATGGCTGCTACACAAAACTCGCTTAAACCTATTATAGATGGAGCCTTGGAAATAAAACAGTCTGCAGGAGAGAGTATGATGCGCAGGATTCAGATAGGCATACGGAACAGTCAGGAAATACGTGATAGTTATGCGGGGGTTGTGGGGGAAACAGAAATCGAGTCTCTAAGGTTAATGGAGAAGAATGCCGTGGAGTATGGGATGGCGCTTAAGCCGAAGCCCGATGAGAAAATCAAGGCGATGTTCTATAGTTGGTTGGAGGCTTCTGTTGCAAGCACATCCGCGGGCAATGTTGAGCTTTACACTACAGACAAGATATATTTCGCCTCTCGTCTTGAGGCAGGAGCAGATATCATAGACCTCACCCGGCAGATGCGTTATCGTATCAAGAAGAATAAGGAAGAGGCCGAACAGGCCAAGCAGGCAGCAGCACAACAGCAGATAGAAGGCAACGCTATGGTTGAGCAACTTAAGCACAAGAATGCCGTTGAACTCATGCAGGTAGAGGGGCAGGTCAAGACCGCAGAAGAGATGGTGCGCGGTAAGATTAAGGACGATGCAATTAAAACAGAGAAGACTTTTGAATTCTGGAAATCGCTTCAGGAGAGAGCCGATGCCGAGCAAGGTCTTCAAATAAATACAAGGAAATAATATGGCAACTTACAAAGACAAACTAAAGATCTTCGAAAATATTGTAGCCAAGGTGGGCATAGAGAATGCTATGGTGGAGTATGCTAAGAGGATGGCACAACTTAATGGATTCGACTCTTATATGGAGAATAATCCGCCAATGTTGCAAAATATCCCCAATATGCCACAAGGCGGGGTAAATAATCCCCAACCTATCCAAGGGGCACAACCAGCCAACCCTATGGCACCACCAGTAGCTCAGAATACGATTTAATTTTTTATATATATCTTTGCATAAATTTTAAAAAACAGAGAAAATGCCAGACGTATTTGAACAATTCACAAGCCTTGACAAGGTGCCGGAAGGTCAAGAGAACCCCGAAACCAATGCAGGGACACAGAACAACGACCCAGCGAGTCAGCCTGGAGCTGGCACAGCGAATCCGCCTGCAGGTGGTACACCGCCCAAGCCGGATGAGTTCATTGAAAGTTTTAACAAACGATACAGCACTCAGTACAAGACAGACGAGGACATAAAGGGTCTCTTCGAACTTCCGAAAAAGATTTCGGAATATGATGAGAAGCTGAAAAACCACGCAGAGCTTACCAAGAGTGTTGATCAATATAAAAAAGACCTAGAGGAACAGAAGAGAACAGAAGTTTCACGGTATCTCTCCTCTCCGTTAATGCAAAGGGCTTATGTCGTCAATGAGCTGCTCAAGAAAAATTCGAAGGGGGACTTGGCTACTCTAACCGAGTTGGCCATGTCCGACATAGATAAGATGAGCGACCTTGACGTACTCGCCCGGGTAAACAAACTAAAAGTCCCGGACAAGAGCCTTGATGTGATTAAAGAGGCGCTCCTTGACGAACTCGGCATCGATACTACTCTCGATCCTAAAGAATGGGATCAGAAAGCATTGACCCGATTAGCGCTCAAGGCAAGTGATGCTCGTAAATACATCAGCGATATGATGGAGGGTGTAGAGGTTCCCAAAGTCCTTAGCAAAGAAGAGATGGATCGCCTGGCACAGGAGGCTGCTTCTAAGAAAGAAAGTGAAGTGGCACCGCACCGCGCAGAATATCTCAAATTTGATAAGGTGAAAATTCTGGACGACCTTGAATATACCGTTCCTGATGAGTTTAAAGCCGATTTACCCGGCATGTTCGACACCTTTATGATTAAGGCTGGGAATGAGCCCACGCCAGAGAACATAGAGGCGCTCAATGATCTTAGAGAAGCTCTTTTCTTCAATAAGTATAAGAAAGAAATCTACGATGTGATGTATAAGGATGCTGAATCTAAAATCAAGAAAGCTCTTGACGACAAGCTGGGAAACACAAAGCCACCCAACAGTGCTCAGGCATCTGACGGGGCAGGCGGGCAACAGCCATCAGGAGCAAGTAAGTTTATGGAAGATCTGAGATCCGAAGGTCGAGCGAAATCGATTTAATAATTTAAAAACTAATAACAAGTCATGTCAACAATCACTCCTAATGCAATACTTTCCAACGCTAAACAAGAGCGTTATGGTGCAGTATGGTCATCCGTATATGATATGCTCAAGCCCCAGGTATGGCAGGAGCTTATTAAATATTACGGACAGGGTGTTGGTCTTGCCGAGTTTGCCCATATCATGGGCGCTACTGTCAATGTAGCCGGTCCGACCAAAACCGTTTACGAAGAAGGATCTATTTACAAACTCGTTACGCTTTCTGCTAACGATATCGGAGTAGCCGCTGAAGGTGCCGATATTACCTTCGGGTTGGCTGCTACCGAGTACGATGCCAACGACAAGTGCTATCTTGCCGAGAATGATATCATAGTTATCCCTGCCTACTATCTTGAAGAAGATAGTGCTAAGTCGGTAAGACCTGAACTTTACCAGGTTACTGATGTGCCGGGCACGGGCTTTGGCGAAGTCATCACAGCCAGACCTCTTAAGGATAACGTAGCCGTAGTTGAGCCGGTTCCTGCTGGAACAGCTCTTATGGTTACTGGTGGTCTCTACGCTAATGAAGCTGCTGGCGGGAAACCCAAGTCAAGCGGGTGGTACAGCCGTACATTCTATTGCGAAACTGTACGTACACCGTGGGCACAGGGTGGATCAACCCAGAGCAACCAGAGGTATCTGGAAGAACTGCAGGGTGGACAGAGCGGTATCTTCAGTAAAAACACTGCAGAGGCCGATATGCGCCACACCAAAACTATCTCTGACCATATGTGGATAGGTACTCTTGTTACCAATACACTCACGATGGAAAACAGGGACGGTGACGATATTGATGTTACCGGGACAGAGGGTGTTCTTCAGCACCTTATAGACCGCGCAATGCCTCAGTATTACACTGCAGCTTATGACAAGCCCTGCTTCGAAGACATTAAAGATGCTCTTCAGTCTCAGGGTGTTCTCGGAAGGAATGTAACATTCTTCTATGGATCGGGCCTTGGTCGTCAGACCGAGAACCTGAACCTCGACTTTATCAAGGAATTCTCCGGTGGAACCAACTTCATGTCCACGATGGGCGAGATTGACAGTACTTTCAAGGCTGTCAAATACAATGGCGTGTATGTGGGTCTCAAAGAGCTCACCGCGCTTAGTGATCCTATCGCCTACGGAGCAGCAGCCTTTGACGATCAGTTCAAGTCAATGGGCTTCATCCTTCCTGATGTCGATGTCAATGTCCGTGGTAGTGTGGATTCTCTCGAGACCTACAAGCTGAAGAACCTGACGCTTGGGTATAAAAATTATAACGGTGAGAACCGTACCCGTGTTGTCAAGCTTCTGCCGAGTGTCGGTGCATTCAATGCAGGGAATATAGCCGTCGATACCTGGGACGACGCCCGCGGCGAGCTGCTTAGTGAATATATGGTTATTTTTAACAAAGTGAATCAAGCCATACTTGTTCAGGACGACCGCGTCTTAAGGGAGCCCTGATAGTAAGATACTTACAATTAGAAGAGTGGAACAAAATTCCACTCTTTTTTTATTCAATTCTTTTTTGTATC